AATTAAAATTATAGTTGATGACTCTAGGCCTTTGAGGTTTGGAGATTACGAATATGCGGTTTTTAAAGATATAGAATGGCAATCTCAAGTATCTGACGCAGTATAATATGGTATACTGGTGGTTATGAAAAGCAACAATCAGCCACTTTTTGACAAAAAGGGTAAACCAAGAATGCCAGGACAGATTGGCGAAACTAAAGTAACAGTAATAGACAAACAATATGATTGGGGTATTTATGTTTGGAAAAAATCTAATGGAAAATGGTTTACTGACGGAAATGGAAATATTTTAAATATTCCATCAATGAAGGGTGATTTTGCCAAAATTGCAGAGTTAAAGCAAGCAGCAGCATATTATGGTGAGCCAGACGGAGAGCCATATTTTTTTGCGGGTATGGGAAGAGTAACTGACGAAGAGTACAGTGAACAAGTAGATAGAATGAAGGCTGGACTAATCCCTAACCTTAACGACCTTGGCGCAGTACAAGCAGCAAAAGACACTATAGCAAAATATGGAGACGAAGAATAATGTCAGAAGAGCAAGAGTTTATTATAGGAGCCAGGATAGATAAGCCTGTTGATCCTTTAGAATCTTTTAAGGAATCAGATCCATTTTCAAAGTCTTGGGATGATCTCAAGTCTTATACTGGTATGGAGAATAATTTTAAAAGACGTGTAGCCAGAACACTTGATAAGGCTAATCGTGCAACTCCAAGTGATGCATATTTAGATAGCGCAAGAGCAGATCAGGTTGGCATTAGTGGTGCAAAGTCAAAAGAAATTAATCCTGGTACAGTATATAGAAACGGTTATGGATTATTTGATGTTATCACACCGCCATGGAATGTTTATGAACTAGCAAATTATTATGATACATCTTTTGCTAATCATGCAGCAATTGATGCAAAAGTAGAAAACACAGTAGGTCTTGGATACGACTTTGAAGTTTCTCCAAGCACAATGTTGAGACTTGAATCAAACAAAGATACAGATCAGGTAAATAGAGCAAGAAATAGAATTGAACGTGCAAAGATTGAATTACATGAGTGGTTAGAATCATTAAATAGCGACGATTCTTTTACAACAACTATGGTAAAGGTTTATACAGACTTACAGGCTGTTGGAAATGGATATCTAGAAGTAGGAAGAACAACTCGTGGAGAAATTGGCTACATTGGTCACATACCTGCAACTACTATGCGTATTAGGAGATTAAAAGATGGATATGTTCAGATTATTGGAAACAAAGTTGTTTACTTTAGAAACTTTGGTGCTAAAAATTCTAACCCAATAAGTACAGATCCAAGACCAAACGAAATAATTCATTTTAAACAATACTCACCATTAAATACTTTTTATGGTGTACCAGATATAATGTCGGCTATAAACTCGCTCCATGGAGACCAGTTAGCGTCACAATATAACATCGACTACTTTAGTAATAAGGCTGTCCCTCGTTATGTTGTGACACTAAAGGGAGCAAAACTTTCTGCTGATGCAGAGGATAAGATGTTTAGGTTTTTGCAGACGGGACTTAAAGGACAGTCTCACAGAACTCTATACATACCCCTTCCTGGAGACACAGATAGCAACAAGGTTGAATTTAAAATGGAACCAATTGAAAATGGTGTTCAAGAGGGGTCATTTGAAAAATATCGTAAACAAAACCGTGATGATGTTTTGATCGCCCATCAGGTTCCCCTGTCTAAGATTGGTGGCGGGGATGCTGGCTCAATCGCTGCTGCTATGGCACAAGATAGGACCTTTAAAGAACAGGTGTCTAGACCAGCACAAAGAGAAGTAGAAAAAATTATTAATAAGATAATTAAAGAAAAAACAGATGTATTGGTTTTAAAGTTTAAAGAGTTAACTCTGACTGATGAAATAGCACAATCTCAAATTTTAGAGCGATATGTTAAGACACAGGTCATGCTTCCAAACGAAGCAAGGTCAGTTCTTGGACTTCCTCAAAGGGAAGGAGGAGACGAGCCTTTCCAGCCTAAGCCAGGAGATGATTCCGAAAGAGCACGGGATGGAGAAAGACTAAACAATCAATCCGATGGACCAGCCACAATAAGCGGAAGAAATCCAAAGGGTGAAGGTCGATCATCTCAATAAACGAGATATTGATAAATAAGGCTATATAATATATTCTAGTATGACTATATCTAAAGCCCATTGGGCAACATCTGGCGACTCTGTAACACTGTCTCTACCTTTTGCTAAGGTTGACAAAGAAAGACGCATTGTTTCAGGATTTGCATCTCTTGATAATGTTGATAAGCAAGGCGATATTGTAACAGCCGAAGCATCTCTAAAAGCATTCTCTAAGTTTCGTGGAAACATTCGTGAAATGCATCAGCCATCCGCAGTTGGTAAAATGGTATCGTTTAAGCAAGACAAATATTATGATGATAATGAAAAGAAATTTTATAATGGAGTTTTTGTTTCTGCATATGTTTCAAAGGGTGCAAAAGATGCCTGGGAAAAAGTAATTGATGGAACATACACAGGTTTTTCAATAGGTGGAAAGATGAACTCATGGGATGACGGATATGATGAAAAGTCAGATTCAACAATTAGAATTATTAAAGATTATGATCTTGTAGAACTTTCTCTTGTAGATTCTCCAGCAAATGAATTTGCAAATATTATACACATAGAAAAAGTTGATGGGGTAGATGTTGTTAAGGGTCAAGATGTTGCATTAGAAAATGTTTTTTATGATGAGGAATCTGGTTTGGTAATGGTTTCAGAAGAAGATTCTGTAAAGAGTCCAGTTAGTGGAAATGAAATGAAGAATATAGGTTTCGTTGAAAAACAAGACAACGAAAAAATGGATATAGTCAAATTCTTAGTAGATAGTGCTAAAGGCATTGATGCTAAGATAACAAAGGAGAATGATACTATGGCAAAGAAAACAAAGACTGAAGAAGTCGAAGTTGAAAAGTCAGAAAACATCGCTCCAGAGGCAGATGCCGTTGTTGAGGCTCCTGTTGCAGAAGTTACTGAAAAGTCCGAAGAGACACCAGTAACCGATGAGGTTGTTAAGGCTGAAGAATCAGTTGAAGCGCCTGTAGCGGAAGTTACTGCAGAAGTGTCTAAGTCAGATGAAGTAATTGTTGAATCAATTACTGAACTCAAGAATACAATTACATCAGCCTTTAGCGATCTAGTTGAAACTGTAAAGTCTTTGCAAGCAGAAGTAGAAATGCTCAAGTCTGCAAAAGTCGATACAGCAGCAGTAAAGGCTTCTCTTAATGAAGTAGCAAAAGATATTGCTACAACAATAGAGCAAGTAAATAAGTTTGGAAAGAGAGTAGATGCAGTAGAAGCGGACACCGCTTTCCGAAAGTCTGGAGATCTTGGAGAGATCATTCAGGACGAACCAGAAATGGTTCAAAAATCCCTATGGGGCGGACGTTTCCTCAAAACAGCCGATCTATTTAATTCGTAAATCACTTAGGAGGTGACAATATGTCGGAAGAGATTAAGAAAAACCAGCCAGGAGAAACTGGCGAACTAGGCGGAACAGCCCCTGGTCTTTATCAAGGTCAAGGTGCATTCGCTTCGGGTGGTGTTGGAGGTGTAACAGATCCAGGTGCAGATACACTTGGAAACATTCCTAACGCTAACTTTGGTGTTACCACTGGTCCTAATGCCGTAAATCCTTCGGGTGATGCAGCAAGCGGAATTCTGCGCCCTGAACAAGCACGTCGTTTTATTGACTATGTTTGGGATGCAACCGTACTGGCTCAAGATGGTCGTCGTGTGACCATGAGAGCAAACACCATGGAATTGGAGAAAATTAACGTTGGAGAGCGTGTAATCCGTGCTGCTGCTCAAGCAGTTGGAAATTTCACAAACACTGGCGCTACATTCTCAAAAGTAGAACTTACCACAAAGAAAATCCGTTTGGATTGGGAAGTTTCTGCTGAAGCACTAGAAGACAATGTCGAGGGAGGTGCTTTGGAAGATCATCTTGTTAGATTGATGACCAATGCATTCGCAAACGATATTGAGGATCTTGCAGTTAATGGAGATGGCACAACAGCGCCATTCCTTTCAATCATGCCTGGCTTCATCAAGAAGCATCAGGATAATGGAGATTCACATGAAGCAGCAATTACCGTTGTTGATAATGCATGGACTCCAGAGAAGATGCAGGAGATCATCCTAGCAATGCCACGTAAGTACCGTGCACTTAAGAATAATCTTAAGTTCTATGCAGGTACAGATGCATTCGCAGGTATCGTTAAGAATAACGGTACATTGTCTGATGCAATCGCTGAAGCACTTGGAAAGAACGGTAACACCTATGCTAACACACAGGCTTACCTTGATGGACAAGGCCAGACATTCGGTGGAGCACGTACAACTCGTGTTCTCGGAATTGATGTACAAGAGGTTCCTTACTACCCTGAAGGATATGTCGATTTGACATTCCCACAGAACCGTGTATGGGGCTTCCAGCGTGACATCGTCGTAAACCGTGAATATGTAGCGAAGAAGGATACAATTGAATATACTGTATTCGTTCGCTTTGGTATTCAATGGGAAGAAGAAGATGCCATTGCTTGGGCAGACGCTGCAGCAGATGCATAATCTGTAAACAGTACCTTTGAGAGGGGGAAGGGGTTAATTCTCCTCCCCCTCTTATTTTTTTAGTAATCTGTTATAATAGACAATATAGGAGGTATAAAATAATGGAAGAAAATAATATTAATAATGTTGAAAACGAAAGCATGCCAGTATTGGAACAGCAACCAGAAGTTGTAGAACCAATCGTAGAGCCAGTCGTAGAGCCAGTAGTTGTTGAAACAAGAGTTGAAGAAGTTGCGGTAGAAAATAACATTCAGGCTTCAGTTACTGAGGCAGTAGAATCTAATGATGCTATTACAACATCAGACTTTTCAAGATCAAGTTCAGATACCGTTCAAAGTATTGGTTCAGTTGAAAATGGAGTAATCGGTGTTGCTCAAACACCACGTCCAGAGAAAAAGGCCGTAATGTCAATGTCAAAAGAATCAAAGAAGACAGTGGCAATACATTCAACCAAAAACGTTAGTTGGTCTGAAGTAGGCAAGGTGTATCGAGGATACAACATTGTAACTCCACAACAGGCTGAAAAGTGGCTAACTCGTAGTCACATTCGTCTGGCAACCCCAGAAGAAGTAGCCAAGGAGTTTGGTCGCTAAATGCAAATTTTGAGAGTTCCGCCATATAACTTATCGGTGACGTTAGATGTTTCTGACGCCTCTACTGAGTATGAATATACAATTGTTGATATGGCGGACTCTTCAGAAGTAATTGGCATAGCAACTTCAAGTGCTTCAAGCAAAATAGTTATTCCTCTATCATCTAAATATGATACTCAGTATAAAATCACGGCAGATGGAGAAGATACATACGTAGACGTAGTAAGACCATACATAAACCCAAACGATCATGGTACTACTGCTACAGAAATAGAAAAATATAAAAGAGATGAAGAATTAGCAAGAGCAATTATAGACTCGGTTTGTGATGTAGAATTTTATTATAAAAAGAAAGTAATTGAAACAACAGGTTTGGGATTAGATTATATTCCTATCTGGGCAGATGCAAAAGAAGTTATAAAGGTTTATGAGAATAACGTATTGCTATATGATGCCTCTGATGAAGAAAACTCAGTTACTCATTTTGAGATTATTTCAGATGGTTCTGCTATAACTATGACATACAGTGATGCTATTAACAGA